TTTAAAGGCCCCATATCAGGCGTAGAGTCGCAAGGTGGTAATGTATTGTATTGATCTACGGATTGAATAATTCCATCCGGGGTAACTATAACAATTATGTAAGCATCGGGAACTGTTGCTGGGTTATTAGGGTCTAATGCTGGAGCATCTGGCTCTGGGCCAGCAGTGTTACTTACAAACAAATAAGTACCTGGTTCATCTATGGGCTCCAAGGTGTCTTTATCATATAATTGAGTTCCAACAACTAAGCCGTCCTCAAACACATACTTGAATTGATCGTAATTTATTGAGTTTATAGCGGAATAATTTCCGTTGAGGAATATATGAAAATCCTCTATAATACATTTAGCACTAGATGCTTCTGTTTGATTTAATATTGAAGCAGAAGGACCTTTAGTATTCCACTGCCACCAACCCTTAATTAAAGTATCTGGTACTGGATCAGTTTCACAACCATCTCCGATGCCTTCGCAACTTAACCCGGATGTAAGTATATAGTCTTGCTCTACTGGATCAATAGTGCCCGTCCCTATACCTTTACCTTTCTTACACACTTCTAATGCTTTTATATAATTAAAGTATTTACCTTCTTTATTTTCAAATTCTTTTATCTCACCTGATTCTAAGTTTGTTCTTATAAAATTGCTATACCAGCCTTCTCTTTTTACTTGAACAAAGTTAGGAACAAAAGCACCTGCGTTAACTTCTGCTATTGAATACCATTTGTTATTGTATTCGTACTCTAGCTCTCTAGATGCAGTACCTGAATAGTTTAAAGCAGTATAGCCTTTAACCGCTTGAGGGGAATCATTGATTACTAAGTTTACCGTGCTAAAATATTGATTGTCATAAAAATTATTATAGGTATTATTTAATCCATGCTCCCAAATTAAACCTTTTTTAAAAGTATAATAAGTATTATTTAGCGAAATCCCACCTTCCGGTATAAAGCTTTTTCTACTAGTCCATCCCTTGACTTGCTCGTCAAAAGAAACCGTAGTCTCTAGTACCAAGTTTTCTTCTGCAGGAGAATCAGTTGTAGGGCATTCTGCGGTTAAATTATAATCTTTATCTACGCTGAGATGCTTTCTCCAATAAGGGGTTAGTGAATTAAGAGTTACGTTATATAAGCCTTTGTCTTCGTCATAAGATCCTATTATTTTTGTGGATGACGATAAGTTATCAGAAAAGAAATCATTCATTCCTTGTTCTGATATAACAGTTACACCGTCTCTAGATAATCTTATTACCGCTCCTCTGTTTTTATCAGTAAAGTAACTTCTAAAAGCATAAGATGCAAATGATTCTGGATTTTTTGATATACCGTATTCTCCAGCGTAAGGAATTGTTTGCCCTAAGACAGCGTTATTTCCTGTTAACTGAGTATTCCCGTCAGCATTATATAGCGCATCCTTGTTAGCAAGCACTCTAAAGCATTTGTCCTCGCAAAGTGTTATTAAATCGGTATCTCTAGCATGTAACTTCTGAATTGTTCCGTATGTAGGGTTTAAATCTTTAGTTATCTTTTCTGCCTGTATAAATTGATTCAATCTATTAACACCAGATGTTGAGTTATATAATTGAGAGTATATAAAACCAGTACCTCTGTGCTCTAAAGCATAAGGTTCATCAAGTACCGTTGAAACCTTCACTCCTTTATTTATGGTTTTAGCATTAAAATCGTCTCTAACCCTGTTTGATTCTGCTCCGTTTCCAAAAGAATATACGTTATACCAATCTATAACATCGTAATTAAGCCCATGCTGAGATATATCAAATGCTTTGCTAGCTTCATAATACAAGTCAAGGTCTGCGGTTTCTTTTGGTTCTGTTTCAAAAACAGCTGGATTAGTGGACGTAAGTATCTTATTGTCTCCATCATAAACATCGGTTACTATCTGCATAGAAATATCGGAAGATGTCAATGTACTTATATCCCCATTTGATGACGGGAACCAACTTTCTTTTATTGTTTCATTCAACTTAGCTACAAAAGCTACTCGCTGGTCTTGAGCTCCGTCATCGTAACTACCACAACCAACCCAGCCACAAGCCACTCTACCCCCAAGTCTTCCTTGCTGGTAAGCTTCTTGTATTTGATAAACTTTACTGTATTCCCCAGTTGAATTATTAACAAATCTTATGTAAGATCCAGCGTCAAAATAAGCGCCTCCCATTTGGTTAAACCCATCTTGCACTGTGCCGCTAAAGTCATCTATATACCCACTTCTTTGTCCTACAAAAGAATAACCAAACCAATCATTGTATTGCATTGGTGGTTTGTAATTATCTCTTATTATAGTGTTTAAGGCACTTCCAACTCCACCCCAAGCGCCTGGCCCTTGAGATTGAACTTGACCCCAGTCAGAGCTACAGCTATTTGGCGGGCAACTGTTAGTGTGTCTATTCCCTGTATCAAGCCAAAAGTACTTATAATTATTAGCGTTAGTTTCTCCTGTAGCTGTTCTTATAAACGGCTTTATTTCATCTAAAACAACATATCTTTTTTGTAAGGCAGAAAAAGTTTTAATTATGTTTTCGTCAAATGCAAAATCTCTGTTTATTTTAGCAAAAAACCTACCTTCAAATTCAGGAAGACTTTTTGATTCTTCTACAAATAAAGTTATATCCATAGTGTCACCACTATTTAGGTTTTCCATCCAAGCTGCATCACCAGCCAATGGATCTTTTAATTTTATAGAATAAACAACAGGACTCGAACCTCCCGCAGAGTTATAAGCGCTTCCTGCTTTTTCTATTCCGTAAGCATTGGTTTCAAACCCTCCTTTTTCAAATATAACTTGATTGGAAGAACTTAGATTGTTTCCAAAATTTGGATTTGATTGAAGGCTTGGCCCCTCTACTCTTACAGTAAGAAAGCCAGGGCCTGCTTCAGAAAGCAATTCTACCGTACCTGAAAATAAAGTCTTTTTAAAATTAGAAACAAACTCAGGGGCCTCATTCTCTATAGCTAAAACCTTATATCTATTAAGATCTTCTACGGGTTCTGAATTATCGTGTTGTTTTTTTAGTATTAAATAAGTTTCTTCGTCTAATTTATTTCTTTCGGAAGACGGAAATGACAACCATATATTACCATCTTCTGCTGGATAGAATCTATCTAAAGCTAGATTATAATAAGGAGTTGAAGTTTCTTTTACAAAATACTTATAATGAGTAGCAAACGCGGGTGGACTTGTAAATATCTTAGCTGTTAGCTGAGTAACGCTACAAGATTTTGATATATCTATATAAGTTGACGAGTCTTGACTAGAAAAAACCGGAGTTTCTCTTCCAAATTCATCTTTATAAACAACACCAACCTGGTAAGTTCTTATGGATTTTAGTGATGGTTCCGCATCTCCTGTAAACTGATTATTCGTATATTGATTTTCTGTACCTGGTATTAAGTATTCAGGTACCCTTGATGGATGAGGACTTTCTAACACCTGAGTATCTAGCCTAACTGTTCCAACAGTATAATTTTGCAGATAGTTTCCATAAACTATTCTATTGCCTATAATTTCTTGAGCTTTTGCCTTTAAGGGCACATTATCCCAGGGTCTTAATAATTGGTTGGACTCAACAATTGATCCTATTAGCTCATTTTTAATTTCAAAATAATCAACTAAGCCACCAGTTAATAAAGTAGAATCATTTCTTTTTATAGTATCCACCACATAGACAGCGTTGCTGTCATCTGCTTTATATAGTATATCTAACTCAACAACCTCTTCGCTGCCCCAAGAAAAATTAGATACAATAAGCTTTCTTATATTATTGGTCATACCAATATTATAGCCATCTGAGGAAATATATTCGAACTTGTTAGGTATGAACGCTACCTCAGAAAAAGGCGAAAAACAAGAATACTCGTTGTCAATGTACTTCCACCTATAAGCAAACCTAGGAAAAGAGTACTCAAATAATGGAGCTTTCTCCTCTAACACAATCTCCCATGTAATGAGCAAATCGTCACCATCATCGTTAAAAAATCTATTAACGTCGCTTGATATAGACTGTATTCTGACTGTTATAGAATCCCCATTCACGCCATTTGTAGCTATTACAAACCGGGCTTGGTATTCATATTGGTTATTAAAATCGTCTATATAAGAAGCCCTAAGTGAAAGGATATCCCCGTCTTGCCAAACAGCTTGGCCGTTTACTATTCCATAACTAGGCGGAGCTAAGATATCAAAAGTTATTTCTCCGTTCCAGTTACCACCTAAAGAGCTATTATTATAATAGTTTGGGTCCTCCCCAATGTTTGCGAGGTATTGTCCGTAAGTGTCTATCGGCACTGGCGGCGTAGGGGGATCTTGTGTAGTGTCAGCTCTATACGTAAAGTTTTGCTGCTCATTAACATCGTACTGTGTTCTTAAGTAATCTACACCTGTTCCAGGTATATCGGCCCCAAACTTACTTGCCCCCATATCCAAAACAGGAGGGTTTAGAGGGGATTTTTTAATTACAGTAACATCTTCTTCTAAAAAATCTGGCTGACCAACTATGTTAGATTGATACACCTCGGCATCCTGATTATATATAGGAATTTTAGTATGTGTAACAAAATTAACAGAGCCTGTTTTAAATTTATCAATATTTATTTTTTTTGGTTCAGTTTGATTATCTGTCCAAAATAAAAATTTATCGATTATATTTATACCTGTTATGAGATACGTTTCATTAAAATTTAATATACCTTTAGTGTCTACTAGCACAGGTGATATACTGTCATTTACTTGATTGTATTCAGCAATAGCACTAACCGCAACTTCTTTTGCGCCGTTATCCATGCGCGCTGATATAAACCAATATATTTTTTCATTTATATCGTTTCTGTATACACCTATACATTTAGGGTTAATAAGCTGGTCTATATAATTACTAACCCAAGGTAAGTTTTTATTATTTTTTCTTAATTGAGTATTACCCTCTACGTTTTGCAAAGCGCCACTGTTGCCATTCTCTGAGTTTGCTAAATCTAGATTTAAAGCATCTCGATATTCCCCCTGAGGAACAAGTCTTTCATCAAGGTCTTTGTTCATTTTACCCGCGTTAAACAGGTGAGTAAATTCTGGCATATATTAGTGTTTTATTTGCTTAGACTTATTACGCATAACCTGTGCAATCTCTTCTATTTTTATATTTGATAGTCTTAATTTTGCGTTTCTTTTTGCGGCTGCTTTTTCTTTTTTGAATCTAGCTACCATATATTCAGGCACATTGGTTCTTGTTGAAAGAAGAGAATGAGCTATATGCTTATACATAGCTTCTTCCGCAAACTTATGTAGTGTTATGTCTTCGTCTTTGCCGCTAACACCGTCAGAAACGTATTTTAAAGTGATTATTTTATTAGATAAGCTAGAATCAAAATATATAATTCCAACAGACTGATCTATGTAAAAAACACCATTAGACTGTGCACTTGAAGGGGTTAATCCATACCTGCGGCCATAACTAGCATTTATGCCTTCTATGCCATTGCCTTTTGACCCGTTGTCAAATCTTTTTTTAGTTTCCGATTCCTCAGCGGTAAGCAACTCCCTATTTTGCTCGTCAAACAAATATTGAAACCTATGATCCTGTAATATCGGCGTAGGGTTAGAAGTGTTGATAGCGGGGTATATAACATGCTCAAGCCCCGCAGAATCGGTCCATGTAAGTTTTACATAGTTAACGTAGTCTTGAGGTAATATCATTCCTAAGGAAGGCCCTAATTCAATCTCTTGTGATTTAACTGAAGGTAATATATCAAAGCTGAATTCTTGAATCCCACGCATTGCATGGAATATAACATCCGTTCTTTTTACTCTTGGTATTATTTTATCTTCACCAACATAAGATATCATAAAATTATTTATTATATCCTTTATAGTTATAAACTGGTAACCACCGTAATTTTCATCCCAGCTATTCCATTGCCCATCTGGACCTAAGTAATACTGTTCATTATTTTCTGTTATTAACCCCATTTATTACGATTTTTGTTGTTGAATAGTTTCTTGTTCTTCCTTATCAAATACTTGATATAAGCTTAAATCTTTTATAAGTATTCCACATAGTTCTAGTATTTTTATAACTAGCTCTGTTTCTTCTGATGGGTGTAACTCAAAATTAGTTGTTGTAGCCGCATTGTAAAGAGGCTCATCAAAAACTATTTGGTAACCCCATGCTACAGGAGTAGGTTGTTTTATATAAGTAACCCGTACATCTGTTTTTATTTCTAAGTCTCCATATACTTTTATTCCCCTGTCATCTGAAACATATACAGGACGTATATTTTTCGGTTTTGTCAAAGGTGATGAATTTATATATAAAAATTCATTTGGATTAATACGCTCAGCTATAACATCCTCATTGGTTGTAACTGGAGTATTTGGCCCTAGTGTTGGGCTTAATATGTTTTTTGTTGTAGAGTTGGTGTATATAACCGTGCCTAACCTATAAAGATTACTAGGTAAGCTGAATGTACCGTTGCTACTATTTAGATATACTAAGTTAGCTTGGGTTTCAAATAATGATATTTTCTCGTTGAGTGTTTTTAGCATGTCTGAAAACTCTGTTGAGTTCCCTGGTATTCTGCCAAATTGATTAATATCATAAAAGTATTGCTCAAACAAATCCATTTGTGCTTGGTTTGCGAACAAATTAAATTCTTGAGGCGTAACATACCCTCGTTGTTCTTTATTGAGTATTCCTAGTACTCTTTGATAAACAGTGTTTATGCTTACAGCCATGTGATATTTTTTTAATTTATAATAGTTAAGCCACCTTTAAAGCAGCTTAACTACCATAAAGTAACTTACTATAGTTTATTTACTATAACTTTGTAAACTTCCATACCTTCATCTGTTTTGAAATATGCAGCTAATGCTGAATAAGGATGCTCGTCAAAAGGAACGGTCATTAATTTTCTATTTGTTTCCCCGTAGCTAAATGTCCTTTGATCAGGGGATAGAGTTATTATTTTAGCCTCTACTGCTTTGGCTCCAACGTTTCTTAAATGCACATTGTCATCTGTAGCTAAATTTATAAACAAAGCCGGATTTCTTTTAGCGAAGATCATAAGATCTCTTTTAAGTTCGCTTGAAGAAAGTGTTGTAACTTTACTGCCTAGCTCTACTCTTAATATAGCTTCAGCGTCATCCGTGCTCATTCCTTTAGCAGCTGTAAGTGCTTCTAACTCTAATTCAATCCAATTTATCTCGTTCTCTGAGATGGCTACAGGATCATGTTCGTGATACTTAACGCCTTTATTAGGATGGTATATAGAAAGAAATTTTTGCAATATAACATTTTCTTTAGGAACGGTTAAAGTACCGTCTCTAAAAACTATTCTACCAAGTGTTACGTTTCCTTTTTGCTCATCTGCGAATGGAGACTTCTGATTGGTAGCATACCTTAGCTCTCTTTGATAGCCAGCTTCTTTGTCAAAATAAAGTAATGGTTTTCTTCCTGAGTGCTTAGATTGCATAGAGTAAACTATAGGGTGTCGATCACCGTCTAAAACATAAACTCTATCTTTAAATTCAAATACAGGAGCCTTTGGAGCTTCTATAATTTGTTTTTCTATTGCTTCTTTCTTTGTAATAACTTGAGGTGCAACCTCAATAGGTGCTTCTGCTTCTTTAGCTTTTTTAGCCATGATATAATATAATTAAATAGTTTGTAAAAGGTAATAATTACCCCTGTAAATACAACAGGGGTAACAATTACATTAATGTAGTATTACTTTTTCAACAATACAAAGTTGTTAGCAGCTTGTACACATAAACATCTTTCTGATAAGAAATGAACGTTCATTGCATCTTCGTCGCTTGTGTAGTTTCCACCTACAGATCCAGTGATCCAAGATTTCATCTTTCTATCGTCTGCTTCAGAAGCTCTGTAACGTACGTGTAAGAAAGGTCTTGAAATATTCTGTCCTAGCATTTGGTCGTAAACTGTTGAAGTTCCTGCTGGAACAATAACACCTTCGATATCTCCAACTAAACCACGAGTTGTAGCGTCGTTTAAATATTTCCAGTCAGTCTTATAGAAATCATAAGATCCTCTACGGAATCCGCTGAATCCTAAGTTCAACGCCATATCTTCTGAATTTTCGAATACACCATAAGATGTTCCTCCTACTCCATAAGTATTTTGTTGAGCTAACATATTGTCAATACTTAAAGCGGTATTTCTATCTAAGAACATCATGTTCTCTTCAATAGCTCCTTGCTTATCTAGCTCGTTTAAGATAACATCAAACTCAGCTAAACCTGGGCTTGGCGCACCACCGGTACCAGGGTCTCCAAAATTAGCTCCTTCATAAACTAAACCTCTTTCTTCAATAGCAGAGAAAAGTCCATCAGAACCAGTAATAACATTTCCACCACCAAAGTCATTAACTGGGTCAGTGTTGATTACGTTATTTGCTTTTTCAGCTTCAATCATAGCCATTTCTAATTGGTCTTCGAAACGGATACGAGCTTCGTGCTCTGATTTCAAGTACCATAGGTATCCTGATGTTCCAATTTCAGTAGTCACTTCTACCCACCCAATTTGAGCTGTATCAGAACCGTTTACATTGTACTTATCTCTAAGGATAATTGGCTTATTATTGAATTGCTCAAAAGCAGCGTCAATAGAAGTTCCTGCATTAGAGGATCCTTTTCCATATTCAGAACCGTATACAAATACTTTTCCTTTTCCTGCAGGTACTGGAGTTAAAACCCCTTTGTAACCTGCTACTGTTAATGTTGCTATACCGTTTACAGCTGTAACTACAGATTTTACATAAGCTTTTTCAACTTTAGTTCCTGCCTCGTTAGCAACTACGATAGTAGCCCCTGCTCCGATTAGGTTTTTTGAAGCACCTGCTGCTCCTGCTGGTATAATTACAGATGTAGCTGTAACTTCAACATCATCGTAAGCAACGTGTAAACGTCCTTGCTCAGACCATACTACTGTATCAGAAGCCATAGGCATTTCTGCTCCTACCATTCTTAAGAATCCAGAGATAGTACGATTACCGTATCTCTCTACTTCTTTTTCATACACTTCTGGTAAGAATTGTTGTGTAAATTTCATATCATCTAATGATAAATAGTTATCATTAAATAAAGTTTGTGTTGGGCGTGGCGTTAAGTGAGCTAATGCTCCTACGCTACCCGTAAATCCTCCTGCCATTTTATTATTTTTTTAATGGTTATTATTTTCGTTTTCTAATTTTAAACGAAGAAGCAGTTTTTCCGCCTGGGACTGATCTAACCTTCCAACCGTTAGGAGCATCGACTTCTTGATGAGCCCCTCTAGGGTTCATATCGATGTTCTTAGCTTTTGATATGGAATCTTTCATTGCATCGGCTTTGCCTTGCTCATAAAAGTGATTAGCAATCTTGTCAGCGTTCATAGCCGTAAATAGAGACTTATGGTAACCACCAGCATCAGACATTTCATTTTTATCGTTCAAGAACTTCTTGACAAAATTATTAATGTCGCTTTGATTACTCTTAACAGATTCTACATCATTAACGTTGTACCTAAATTTTTTATCTCCAACAGTGAAATCAAAACCTTTGAAATCTTTTGAAAATAATTTTTGAGTCTTTGTTCTAAATGCAGACACCTGTGTCTCAGCTAATTTGCTAGCTTCCTCATTTTCTTTTGTATATCGGTTAAAGAATTCAACCGCTTTCTTTTGTTCAGGGTTCAATCTAGACCCTGCTTTAATTTCTTCGTAATACTTAGTCTTTAATCCGTCTAAGTAATTTTTAGCTTTAGCTAGTTCCTCTTTATGAGCAATTTGCTTTTTTCTTACCTCTCTCTCCTCGTCTAACTCTTGATCATACGCGAAAGTGTCTTCCATTAAGAAGCTTATCTCTTCGGAGTTCAAGTGAGGTTTTGTTGTTTCGTAATACTCTTTAAGGAGCTGCGTTTCACTTAAAGACGTGTAGTCTGTGTTAAGTTTAACATAATCTGACAAGCTGCCGCCTGTTTCATTCATGAATTCAACAACCTTTTGTATATTTTCAGGTAATTCAATTCCCGCATCAACCTCTATTAAAGCCTGCTCTACTTGCTCCTCAAGCTCTTCCGCTTGCTCTTGCACCTCTTCATCTGTTATTTCTTGAATAATAGGTTGCTCGATTGCCTCTGTAACTTCTTTAACCTCTTCGCTAACCTGTTCAACAGGAGCTTCCTCGTTTACTGGTTCTTGTTCAGCTGGAGTTTCTTCAGTAGGTTTATTTAGCTCGGCTAAGTTTACTTTAATTACGCCGTCATCAACGGTCATTGGTCCAACAGGACTCTGTTCCACCACTTCTTCAGTGGCGGTTTGGTTTTCTAGTTCTTCTGACATGATAAAATATTATATAATTATTACTATTATTATTACTTAGGATCAAAATTACCTAAGCCGAAATCCCCGCTAAGTATGTCGTTTCCTGCGGATTCAAAGTTTTTAGGAGGTAAATCGTTTTTTCTTTGGTTTATTAATTCACTTTGTTGTGAAGCCTGTATCTTTGTTCGATCATCTTTTCTGTCTTCTTTTTCTTTTATTTCGGACTTTTTACCAGATACTTCTAAGCCTTTAAGCTGCATGTTCATTTGAAACTCTAACTGCATAAGCTCTTTTTTCAAAGCTGCTTCTTGCATTAATTTTTGAGTATCTATTTGGGCTTTAGCTTGCTCTAAGCTTATTTTTTGTTGCATAAGTGCCTCACCTTTCTGTACTTCAGCTTGAGCAGCTACCTGCTGGGCTTGAGCATTTGCTTGGGCTTGTGCTTGAATATTTTCTTGTTGGATCTTTTGATCTTTCTTTTGCTTTTGATCTCTCCTTATTTTTAGCAATTGATTAGCTAACTTAAGATTCTTTATCTCTCTAAGATCTATAGCGTCTGATAAATCAATCATACCCGCCTGAACAGCTACTTGTATATTGTTTTCTAACATTGCTTTTTCCTCTTCGTCAGGCGAAAGTTGTATAAATATACCAAAATCATATAAATACAGATCTGCCATTTCTTGCAATACAGCTACATTTTGATTACCTATCTTATGTATAAACGCTTGTCTTGTAGGTGAGTATTCTATAATATCAGATATCCTTAGCGATAACCCCTCGCATAAATCTGCAGTTATAAATAAGCTTCCGTTTAATATATGCCTTGTTGCGGTGTTTGAGTTAGCCGCCGCCATCTTCTGTACGCCTACCAATGCTCTTGCGTCTGGAGTACTGCCATCTCTTGCTTCATTAAGCCCCGTTACATCTCTTATCATTTGTAAATAATAATTGTATGTAGTTATTAAGCTTTGTAGTTTTGCTCCGCCTGACCCTGATTGTATTTCCTGAATAGGATCTTTACCTGGGTTCATATCGCCTTCTTGAGTGAAGCTTCTGCCAATTACCGATCCAGTTTGAAAAAACATATTTAATGCTTCTTGCGGATTGTAATTTGTACCGTTACCTAAATCAATCTCAGCTAAACCATCTGCGTCTAAATAAACTCCATCTGGAACCATTCTAGACATGACTTGCTGTAATTTCAAGTGGGTAAGCTGAATCATGTCCGCAAATCCTGTTATTCTTGAAACTAAACTTTCAATACGCCCTTTGTACATTCTAGGAGCAACGATACTGTAATTCATTTTTACTTTAGTATAATCACTTTTGGGTCTTATCATGTTAGTAGCTAACTCCCATTTAAGAACCCTACCTCCTAAAATTTTAACCCCTTCGTATAAAACCTCTAAAGACTGAGATATCTTTTCAATCTTATGATCCTGCATTATCTGTTCAGGTGGATTAAACTGATCGTCTTTAGGTATTATTTTAGATGCCCCTGTTGCCAGTTCTTTTACTTTGTACACTTCATTTGTGTAAGTCTTGTAGTTAAAATACAACACTTGTACGGTATTAGCGTCATCGCCATTGTCGTTATTCAAAGTTCTGTCATAAAAGCCATTTGCTTTATATGATTGCTGAGACAATTGACCAAGATCTTCGTTTGTTAAATAAGGGAATTGCTTTTTTAATTCATTTATATGCACACTCTTAACTTCACCTACGTAATATATATCGTCAAAATACGGTGAATCAGTGTATGACCATACTAGGTTAGTAGGATCTACATAGTCTACAACTACTCCTTCTGATTTGCTAAATGTGTTTTTAACGGCGCCTATACCTATAGTAGTTAGATCATAGTTGCATCGTCTTTTAGTTAAGTCGTATTTATTACCCTCTAGTAATACATTTATAGCTTGCTCTTCAGCTATTTCAACTTGCTGCTTATAAGTAAGTTGCATGTGAACCTCTAACTCTTCTTTATTTCTAGGTACAACGTCAGGAGCATTTTCGAATAAATTAACCCCAAATTCTTTTCTTACAAACTCGTTTAGATCTTTTGTTTCCATGTCTCTTATTAGAGACTCCATATATCTAGTTCTTTTTTCAACACCAAATGGGTCTTGAGAATAAGCTTTAACATCAAATGATCTCTCAGATATACCGTTAACAACAATATCAACAAATTTAGGAACCACTGGTACAGGTTTCCAATCTAAATTAAGATAAGATAAATCTCCATTTATAGATAATTCATCTTTATATTTTTGCACAGGTTGTTCACCTCTTGCGTATAACCTTAAGTTATGAAAAGTGTTTTGATTACTTCTGAATCTACCAATACCGTTATCCGAAGAGAACCACTCGCTTTCAATAGCATTACCGATTTTCTTGCCATATTCTAATGACATTTTTTCTTCATCGCTTGCTACTTGACTCGGAAAATAAGATTTTATAACTGACTCAGCCATATATTTATTTTTCTATTAATTTCGAAAATGCACCGCTATTGGTGTATTTAGCTATTTTTAAATTTAACTTTCTTTTTTGCATTTGTGGAACCGGCTTATATAAATTTTTATTGCAAGCCATTATAGCTAAACCTGAACTTATAGCTGCATCAAACTTTGTTCTTTTATTTATATCGAATTTAGCCCAATCGTTTAAGGTTTCGTTAAAATACATATTGCCATATTGGCCATCTGATTTTAGCCCTATATATTGATCTATATATGATTCTATAGCTGCAGCGTGTGCTTGTTTTATGTCTTCACTTGAATTAGGTATTCCCCCTATTTCTTTTTCTGCTACAGATAGTTTATTCCATATCTTATCCGGCCTATTCATTGAGTATCCTCTATACCCTCTTCTTTTAAAATAATATAAAAGACGCGGTTTATTGTTTTCGCACAGTAGAGGCATACCGTAAAACACACAAGCCATTAGCACGTCTTCAAAAAACATTTCAGCTGTTTGAGGTCTTGCTACATATTCTAAAAAGAAAGCATTAGGTGGGTGATCTTCTAAACTAAACTTAGTCAATCCATGCAAAGCACCTTTAGATCCCCTACCGTCTGTTGTTCCGGATATATCATAACTGTCACATCCGAATGCACCTATATGTTCATTACCTGGTGATTTTCTGCCGTTCTTTATAAATTGATTATTCTGGACACTGGCTGAAGGTATCCAACTTACTTTAAACCTTCCGTTCGGATTTGGCGTAAACTTGACTTTACTGTCTTTTATGCCATTTTCCCAAGAAAAACTACCAGTCGTAACTACCGCTGAATTAGCTAGGTCTTCATTGTAATCTATTTGTTCGTATATTTTAACTAAATTAAATATACTGTTTTTTGTTTCATCTCTAAAGGCATGCTCCTCTGTTCTAGGAAACTGTCTATAAAACTCATTCAGAGCATCCTGGTCACCTTTTAATCCTTCGGCTTCATTATTCCAGTGCTCAACTACTCCGATGTCAATAACGTCTCCATTGTGGTCCTCACAATGTTCTGATGGTGTATCGAAGACAGGCATTCCAAAAGAATCAATGAATCCCTCGTAATTCCATTCCATAGGAATGAACAAAGAATAGAGTCCTGACTTGGTTTGTCCATTTCTATTTCTTTGGGAAACATCAGAATCATTATATAATTTTTTAAAGTTTTCTCCTCCTTTATCTAAAGCATTTGATGTTGAACCCATCATACACTTACCAATAACTCTACTACCTAATCTTAATGTTGTTTTTGTGACCCTCCAGTTGTTGAGGATGTTGTCCGGCCTTTCCCACTTCCCCGATTCATCATGGACGAGGAGTTTAAGTTTTTCTCCATCATAGGAGTTGTCCCCCGTGTTCTTCCAGTCGATCGTGGTATCAAGACCCTCGAGGAGTTCCTGATCTTGTTTATTCTGTATAGATTTTCTAGTGAGTCTACTGGCTGGGATTCTATAGGCAAGTTCAGTCTTTGGCCTGTCCATACCGTCCTGGATCGGTTTGAAGAAGAACGGGTAGTTAACGGAAATTGGTACAATCTTATCTGTGAACATTTTTTTAGCATCGGAACCAGATTTGGACAATAGGCCGAACCGTGAATCCGAGGATATTGTCGCGAGGTTAACCGTTTCAGCTGAGGACATAAAAGAGAATCCCGATCTACGGTTTTTAAGATAGCACATTCCATAAGAACGTCTATCTGCTTTGCAAGCTTCCCAGAATATGAAGAATAATCTGTTTGCCTCTCTAAAGTCTGGTCTCCCAACATCAATCTTGGACCACTGCAGGTACATAAAGTGAGTACCAGTAATGTAAGTGCCCACGCCTTTATTATTAAACCAATGGCCTTCGTCTCTGTATTTGAATTGTTCATCTATATAAGGTTCCCATTTTTCCTTAAAATCATCCGGATAATCTCTCCAGTCGAATACGCTTTGTATTTGCTTTAGCTCTGCCGGGTACTCCTCTGGCGTCCACTCAGTATTTGCTTTACTGATTTTAGCTGGGGTTTTAGGTAAAGCTATCTTAAGGTTTTGTATATTGTATATTTCGCCGATCTTTCCCGTTTTACTTATAACAACAACGTCGTGCTCTTTGTTGTATCCGTATGCCCACTTATTAGCTTTGTTAAGCCTAGAGATTGTAGTCTCTTTTATAGGGGTTATTACGCTGTATAGATTTTGCTGATACATTATCTTGATCTTTTTTCAGCAAACCCGCTAAAAGCCTTAGGTTTTGTATCTTCCTTTGGCTTATCCTCCAATAAGTTTTCCTCGTCTTGTATTCTATTCAATATCTCAAAAGCATCAAATATAGCTAGTTTTTTTGTAGCTGCTGCATTTTTTAATCTGTCTGCTGATATATCGTCGTCTGAATCAACTATAGCTTCTTTGGCTACCTTTATTAATTCCTCAACTGCTTTGTGCCCAGCTTGGATTATATTCTTCTTCGTCTCCTTGATATTCATATTTAATTGTAATTTGATTAGTAGGAACTCTATATAGTTTTTCATTTTCTATTAAAAACTCATATTCTGTCCCCGGGCTAAATCCCACTAAGTCACCAACGGTCATAACTTCTAGGTTAGTATCTTTGTATTTTAGCACACCTATTAAAGGTTTTTCAAAATCAATAGAAAACATTTTATTTTCTTTTATAGGCTTAACAAAATTAAACCCTGGTAGAGGCTTTATCGTATTGTCTTCGACTTTAGCAAATATAAGATCTGGAGAAACTATATACACGTTATCTGAGTAATAGCTCTTCCCGTTTTTTTCTTTGCCTCTAACGTCTCTAAAACGTCTAAAAACATTATGATGTAATATTACTGTATCACCTTTTTTTATATTAGTCTCGTTAACCGATGGCTCTGCCAAAACAATCCCCTGTCGACTTACATATTGGTGGTTTTGTAATTCTGTATTAAGTATAAGCTCACTTTCGTTTACATGCTTTACATTATTATATCTTTGGTCTTTAGGTTCGATTATAAAATCAAATAGCCCTCTCATCAATATTGTAAATTGTATTCTACAGCTATCGCCATATTTTTATTGAAGTCTTTCCAAGGTAACACCTCTTTGGCTTTTATTATATAGATAGAGTACTTATCTTCCTCCTCTATTATACTGTCTATAATGTGATTACCATACACTTCCTGTCCAACAGAATAGTGCATGGCATCATTTTTATAGTCTCTTCCGATACTAATCTTTCTTATCAACCCCATTCTCAGCTATCTGACCAGTGCTAATATCTACGCTAATATCTCCATACTTATCTTTAAGTATATTCTGCACGCTGCTTAATTCAGCTTGAGCGGAAGACATTGTATGTATCAATTCATGCTTTTGTAATTCTAAGCCTCCAACTTGCAATTGCACTTGGTTAACTTTGTTTACTGCTACTTGTAATTGAGTTAGTTCGTCTTTTTTTAATTTTTTTGCCATTTTATTTGATTTAATTGTTAATACTTACTTTATTTATTACGTATTTTTAGTGGATATTGATTTTCCTTTCTCCCAGCTTCTACCTACAAAATAAGCCCCATAGGCTGTAACCAGTAATGTTTGAAATATTGGTATATACTCTTCAGCTATATGGAACTCCCCTATATTGCCATCAAAGAAAGC